GGCTAATTTAAATCTTAACGGTAATGTAAGTAAAAATGAAGAAGCTCTTTATTTAGCTTACAATGATTTAATTACATTTGGAAAACTTTTTAGCCCGCAAGACTTTTTAGCATCAGCAACACCACATTTCCATAGAGAAGTTGGTGAATTATTTTTAAATCCGCAAAAACAACAGTTAGCGCTAGTATTACCTAGAGACCATGCAAAATCTACTATGGCTGCTACTGCTATTATGCATAAATTTTTATTTGCAAGCAAAGATGAACCACAGTTTATAGCATGGGTAGGTGAAGCTCAAGACCAGGCTGTAGATAATATATCTTGGATTCAAAACCATATATATAGTAATCCAGCTATACATTATTACTTTGGAGACCTTGAAGGCGATAAGTGGACCAAAACAGAGTTTACACTTAAAAATGGTTGTAGAATGATTGGCAAGGGTGCTTCGCAAAGATTACGTGGTAAAAAACAAAACTCTACAAGATATACTGGAATTGTGCTAGATGACTTTGAATCAGAGTTAAATACTAAAACTCCTGACTCTAGACGTCAAATTAAAGAGTGGGTTACAGCTGCGGTATATCCAGCTATTGATTTTGATAAAAAAGGATTTTTATGGTGTAATGGAACTATTGTTCATTATGACAGTTTTTTAAATGGACTTGTTACTAAACATCAAGAATGTCAAAAAACAGGTGAAGAGTTTGCATGGGAAGTATTTACTAGAAAAGCTATAGAGGATGGCAGTCCTATATGGCCTTCTAGGTGGCCTATTAAAAAATTAGAAGAACGTAAACAGTTTTATATAGACTCAGGCACACCTGCAAAGTTTTACCAAGAGTATATGAATCAGGCAAAATCGCCTGAAGACCAAATATTTAGCGAGGAAGATATAAATAATGCACAGTATAAAGGTTATGCTAGATACGACCAAGAGTATGATTCTTGGTATATCAAGATGGATGACGGGAGAAAAGAGTACGTTAATATATACATTGGTGTTGACCCTGCCTCAACAGTTGGTGTTAGGAACGACTATAGTGTTATTATGGTTATTGGCGTTACTGATAGCTATGATTACTATGTTATTGAATATTGGCGGGAACGAGTTTTACCTATGGACTGTGCAGACAAGATATTTGAAATCGCAAAACGATACCAGCCGATACGAAGAATAAATATAGAAACAATTGCATATCAGGAAATGTTAAGAGATTATGTTATGAAACGTAGTAAAAGTGAAGGAATGTTTTTACCAGGCATAGAAAAGGGTATTAAAAATTACAATCAAAAGAAAAAGGACAGATTATTTGAAGGGCTTCAACCAATGTTTAAAGCAGGCGCTGTACACATCAAAAAAGAAATGCATGAGTTTATAGGTGAATTGCTCGATTTTCCAAAAGGAAGTCATGATGATACTATTGACGCATTTTGGCTTGCTACACAGTTTGCTAAAGGTCAACCTAAACGTAAAAAGAAAAATAAAAATAATTCTGGCGTTTGGACAAAACCACGTAAAGCATATAATTGGTTGACTGGAGCTAGGAAATAATACTATATTATACACTATGATACAAGAAGATTTAAGAGTAAAAGAAATAAATGAGTTGTTTGATAGATGGAGAGACGCCAGGCAAGACTGGGATGTAGCCGCTAGAGAAGATATTGACTTTTATTTAGGTAATCATTTTTCACAATCAGAGCTTGATGAGTTAGATTCACGCAATCAGTCGTCTATGCCTATGGATAGACTGTATGCTGCTATTGAACAGTTCAAAGCAATTGTTACATCTAAGCAGCCTAAGTTTAGCGCAGTAGGTAGAGAAGACTCTGATAATAAATTAGCAAACGTATGGAAGACTATACTAGAATATGTATGGGATAAATCAGACGGTAATGAAGTATTCAAACAAGTTGTTCATGATTATGCTGTTACTGGTCTTGGTTATTTTTATGCATATCTAGATAGAGATGCTGATTTTGGTAGAGGTGAAGTTAAATTTACTTATGTAGACCCATTTAGAGTTTATGTAGACCCTAATTCTAGACATAAGTATTTTGATGATGCTTCAGGCATTATAGTGTCAACTATATTAACAAGACAGCAGTTAATAGATTTATATCCACAAATGAGTCAAACTATAAGTGAAGACTCAGAAAAATTATTAATAGATGAGATAGAAACATTTAACAAGGAGGAGGACTATCCTGATGCAACTAATAGAACGACTATGGAAAGCTTTACGCCAGACAATTCAAAAGATAAAGACTATCATATTGAAAAGTATAGATTACTTGAACATTACAAAAAGGTAAGAGTACCTTATTATAGAGTTGTTGATGCCAGAACTGGCGATGAAAGAATAATGACTCAAGAACAATTTGCTGCAATGGCAGAAGATAGAGATTTTGCTGCAGCTATAGAATCTGGACTTATTGATTTTGTTGAAGTAACACAAACAAGAATTAAATTAACATGTACTGTTGGTCAAATAGTATTGTATGAAATGATATGTGATACAGATATATATCCTGTTATACCAGTACCAAACATATGGACTAACACACCATACCCAATGAGTGACGTTAGAAAAAATAAAGCATTTCAAAGGTTCCTCAACAAGACGGTTTCCCTCATTACATCACACGCGCAGGCTTCAGCAGGTTTGAAGCTTTTAGTTCCCCAAGGTAGTGTTAGCGATATTGAAGAACTAGAGCGAGATTGGGCGAATCCTAATGCTACTATCGAATATGACCCATCTTTTGGGGAGCCTCACTTTCCTTCACCACAACCATTATCAGGCAGTATATTAACACTACCTAAAATGATTGAAGGTTATATTGATTTAAATATTGGTATATTTGAAATGATGCAAGGCAGTACAGAGGCGGCACCTAGAACATACTCAGCTACTATGATGATGGAAAATGTTGGACAAAGACGTTCAAAGTCTAAACTGAGAGATATTGAAGGGTCAATGAAAAGATTAGGTCAAGTTGTATATAATATGGCTAGACAGCATTATAGATTTAAGAAAACATTTAGAATAGTACAACCTAATAATGATATAAGTGAGTTTACAGTAAATGCTCGTTTATATGATGATAAAACTAATGAGTTGATGTCAATTGAAAATGATATTACAGTAGGTCAATTTGATGTGCGAATACTTGGTGGTTCTACACTACCATCTAATAAGTATGGTGAGTTCCAATTATATATGGAAGCTTATCAAGCAGGTTTAATAGATAGAGTAGAAGCACTTAAAAAGACTGAAATCTTTGACAAAGAAGGAGTATTGCAAAGAACTGACGAAGTTAGTAAATTACAGGGTATGCTTGCGCAGGCGCAAGACCAACTTAAAAAGCTTTCAGGCGACTTACAAACTGCAGATAGAGAAAGTGTTGCAGCTAGAAAACGTACTGAAGTTGAAAAATTCAAAAGCCAATTGGCAGAGCAAAAATTTGAAAGCAAAGCCCAAACAAGATTGGCAACAGGTAGGTTAAAAGACGCAGTGAAACTTGAATCCGAGAGATTACGTATAAATGGTAGTCAAACTCAACAAGGTGACGAGACATTGCAGGAAGGATAACTAATGAGTGACGCATATGAAAACGGACATCAAGAAGGTGAAACCGTTGATAATGTAGGGCAAGACGAAAGTGTTAATACGCAAGAGACTTCTGGAAACTGGGAAGAACAAGCAAAGTACTTCCAAAGTGAAAAGGACAAACTCGCAGCGGAAAACTCTCAACTAAAGAAATACGAAAAAATAGGAAAACTATTGGAATCTCGTCCAGATATAACCCAGACCATAACTGGTATGGTACAAGGACAAGGTCAACCAGCACAACCTGAACGTATTGAATTAGCTAAAGATGAATTTGACCCATGGGAAGCCTATAATGACCCGCAGTCTAAATCGTACAAGTTCAGACAACAAGAATTACAGGACTCTATAAATGGAGCTGTTAACCAACAAATGCAGGGACTTCAAAAAAGTCAAGGCGAAATGCAGTTAAAGACCGAACTACAACAAAGAGGGTTAAACCCAGAAGAAGTAGACTCTTTTATGAATTTTGCAGCACAAAATCCTGCTGAGTATGGTGTTGATGGTGCTATTAAAATGTGGAGAGCTGTTATGGAGTCTGGAGACAATCAGCAAGTAGAAAGACCACTTGATAGTATTCGTCAAACGCAGGGTACACCTGCACAAGGTGGAGTATTACAAGGTCAAGCACCTCAAACTCCTAAAAGTGACGAAGACTCTATGTGGGATAGAATACAAAAAGCTGGTAGTCGTACGAATGTATTGTAAATAATATAAAACGGTAAAGGAGATAACATGCCGACATTTAATCAAGGGCAAGTTAATTTTGGAACTCCAGGGAGCAATACTACAGACAGTGCTAGTTTAAGTACAAGAAGACTGTATGACTTTAGCGATAGAATCGCAGATTTAGCTCCAGATGAGTCACCATTTTTTGTATACTTGTCAAAAGTAGGAAAAGTACCTACAACTGATTCTCAGTTTAGGTTTTTAGAAGATAGAACAAAAGTTCACATGACAGACCGTAGTTTCTTAATTAAAGGCGCTCAATCATTAGCTACTCCAGGAAGTAACACAACTTTATTAGTTGATACTTCAGGTGGCGCTAGTGTAGACTTTTTAATTAAAGGTATGGTTATACAGTTTGCGCAAAATGTAAATACTGCAGGAGCAGATACAGAAGCTATTACTCAAGCTATGGGTAGAATTGAATCTGTTTCTCATGGCGCATCTGATACTTCAATTGTTGTAAAAACAGTTGAATCTTCTGGCGGTGGCGCAACAACATTAGACGACAATGGTGAAGCTGTTATTATTGGTACATCATATGAGCAAGGTTCTGGCGCACCAGATGTATTTTCACAAAAGTTAGATGATGGATTTGGTTACACTCAAATCTTTAAAACAGCTTGTGAAATGTCTAACACAGCTAGAGCTACTGTATACAGAGGGTATGCTGATGAATGGGATAGAATATGGAATCTTAAATTAAGAGAACATAAAATTGACATTGAAAGAGCAATGCTTTTTGGTATGAAAGGTAGTAGAAGCGGTATTCAATATACTGATGGTATAGTTGGTCATATTATTAAAAATGGAACAGCAACAGACGATGGTAGTATTGGTGCTTATGCTGAGTCTACACCATTTTTAGCTTCTTATTCTGCATCTGAATTAACATTTGATGGTTTATTAACAGCATTTGAAACAATGTATGACCCTGCTAGAGGTGGTTCTGATAAAAAGCTTTGCTTAGTATCAAGACCAGTTATGTCTCACTTCAATAAGTTAAACGGTGGATTTATTTCTAATTCATTGTCTAATGATGACCAAAGATATAATTTCCCATCTAGTAAAGGTGCATTTGGACACACAGTGTTATCAGTTGATACTGTACATGGTTCAGCATCTATGGTAGCAGAGCCACTATTTAGAAACAACGCTTCTGGACATATGGCTTTTGTTGATTTAGACCAAGTAGCTTACAGACCATTAGTTGGTAACGGTTTAAATAGAGATACATCAATCACAACTAACGTGCAACAAGCAGACGAAGATTTACGTAAAGATATGATTCTAACAGAAGCAGGTCTTGAAGTAACTCTACCAGAAACTCATGCACTGATTAACTTGGAGGACGTGTAAGATGAGAAGTGATTTTTTAAATGAAAATAGTAATTTTACAGGTTCTCACAAATTAAAAGTAAAAGAACTTTTAGCAGCATCTACATTAACAGAAGCTGATTCTGGTTCTATATTTCTTTTAAATTCAGCTACAGAATTTGCAACAACTTTACCAGCAGTTGCTGACGCAGGTGCAGGTTGGTATTGTAAGTTTGTAGTTAAAGCTGCTCCTTCTAGTGGTTCATACACTGTTATAGAAGGTGAAGGCTCTGATGCTAATGTTATTATTGTTAACGGTATTAACGAATTAGAAGTTGATACTAGTGATGATGGTGTATCTAGCACTGGATGTTCAACAGTTACTTTTGCAGATGGCGTAGCTATCAAAGGTGATTTTATTGACGTTTGGTGTGATGGTTCTAACTATTACGTTTCAGGACAAACTAAAGCTGATGGTGGAATATCTGTTTCATAAACCAAAACAATAAGGTTTAATAGTTTTGTAGAACTATGGGGCATGTCATATAAAAGGCTTGCCCCGAATCTACTAAGAATTTTTTATAACAAGTACGTTCATGCTCATGCCAGAGCTTAAAGTACACTCAAAAGGAGAATAAAATGGCAAACTCAAGTTTACATAAACTTTCAGTCGTAGAAGCACAAAATGCTGCTTTAGGTCAGGCTGGAGCTAAATTCATATCAGACACTTCTGTACATTCGGGAAGCTTTGTAGCAATACAATGTGTAGAAGATACTGTGTTTAATGCGCTAACACCTGCAGATACTACAAATGGTTATGGTGTAGGTTCATATAATGGTAACACAATGGCTTCAGAAACTATACCAGCAGGAATGACTATTTATGGTCGTTGGACTAGTATAGATTTAACTTCTGGTGCAGTAATAGCTTATATAGGTTAATATGCCTTTAGGATTAGGTAGTAATTTATCAAGAGCAATTTCTAAACCTATAACACCTGGTATAGTAACAGATAGCCTCGTACTAAAACATCAATACAATGCAGGTAGTGTGGTACCATGTAGTGATGGTGCTGCATTTTTTGATGGTATTGATGATTATGTAGTAATGTCATCTAATGTTTTTACAAGCGCAACAACTTATACAGTAGGATGTTGGATAAACTACTTAACTAAAGATAGTTATGATTGGTTATTTGGTACAAATGCTACAACTAAAAACTTTGGTATAAATAGAAGTAGTACTCATATATTTTACAGAGAAGAAGATGGGGGGTACTATTCATTTGGTAGTAATAGTAATCTACCATTAAATACGTGGAAACATTTAGTTTTTGCATCTGATTCTTCAAAGATTGATTGCTATATAGATGGAGCTTTACTAGGGACCATCACAGTAGATTCAACAGATAGTATAGATGGTAGTCAAGATAATAATGACCATTTAGAATCAACTAAATTTACTTTTAAAACTTTTGGAGCAGGGTACGCATCAGGTGGGAGTTTCAACTACCATACAAATTGTTATTTAGCTAACGTGTTTGCTTATAGTTCATGCTTAACACAACCACAAATTAAATCAATAATGAACAAGAATTATGCTGGATTAACAGACAGCGAAAAAACAAACTTAGTATCATGGTGGAATTTAGATGTTGAAACAAATACATCTGGAGAAAGCGGTACAGGCGGTGTAAAAGACCATCATGGTTCAAATCATGGGACACTTTCATAATGGCAGCTACAATACAAACAATAGTAAAACCAACACGAGCTAGAGGATTAGATACTTCTGGCAACAACAATAACGCACAAATATATTCAGGTAGAGCATTAGAGTTTGATGGTGTTACTGATTATTTAGAATGTTTTACTGCTTTAGAAACAACTCATCCATTTTTTGTATTAGCAAATAATTTTACAGTTGCTTTTTGGTTAAAAGTAAATACTGCAGGTGATGATACTGTTTTTTATGCTACTAATAATGATAACTCTTCAAGGGTTGGGTTAAATGTTGGCGCTGAAGGAGAAATAGCATTTACTACATGGAATGGCTCTATTTATACTCATGCTAGTGGTGGTGGTAGCAATGAAAAGATAATTAATACTTCAACTTGGTATAGAGTAGTTTGTACTTGTAGTAATAATACTTTAAAATTATATTTAAATGGAATTTTACAGACAGGAACAACAACTGCTCATTCTGGCAATTTGGGTTCAACTAATTCAAATAGACTTAGAATTGGAGAGAGAAATAGTGTTTATTTTGATGGATGTCTTTCAGATTTTCAAGTATGGAACTCTGTATTTTCTCAAAATGATGTAACCTATGATTATCTTAATCCAGAACAATTAGCATTAAATAGAGGTGGCACATCGCTAACTAACTCTAATCTTAAACTATGGTACCCAATGAATGAAGGTCATAGAGGTGACCAATCTTATGTACTTGATGCTTCTAATACAGGGATTGGTGATGAAATTGAAATGGATGGAGATTTTTCTGAATTTACTACAATATCTAGTCCTAGAGGAAACTCTAATATTTCAGGAATAGCATTAACTAATTGGATAGAGCAAGGTGATAATGATGGGGAATATGCAGATAGTACTGGTAGTGGAGCTTATACGATTAGTAAAATTGAAAACGGAATTAGGTTAGAAACAACAGAAGTAGCTAGTGCTAGTTGGCATCATAGAATTTATAATAGAATAGGAAACTCTTTAACTGAAGGATTTACATATAGACTTAAATTTGATTTAAAAGCTGACGCTCAAAGAGCGGTAAGAATCCAAAATACAGCCTCTACTATAATATTAACAGACTCTCCAGTAAGTCCATCAAGCACAGAGTTTACTACATACACTGAATATTTTACTATGACTGGAGATACCAATTTAGGATTTTTTATATTTGGTAATGGAACTAATGTTGGTTCTTTTTTTGAAATTAGAAATGTTTCAATAGTACCAATAAACGCTAAAAACAACGCAACAACTGTATTTTTTGGTAATGAGTTAAGCACAACTGCAAATAATAGGACTTTTTCAGGTAGTGGTAATTGGTCTTCTTATAATAGTGGAGCTATAGATGTAAATAGTGCTGTATCTGGTAAAATGCAAATAACAGTAGATGGTGGTGGAACTGCGCAAGGAGCGCAACTTACTTTAACAAATATGGGAAGTTCAATAGCTGCTGGAAGAACTTATAGAGTTCAAGCTGATTTAGATTTTATATCAGGTTCTGATACAGATTTAGAGATAAAATTTGTTATAGGAAATACAGGAGTATCTGTAAAAGCTAGCGATGGAAGTCCTAGCGATGGAACAATAACTACTACAGAAGAAACTTATTATGCTGATATAGTAGCAGCAGACGCTACTGGAGCATTAAGAATAAATTGCACTTCAGCTACTAACGATAGTGGAAGTAACAATGTTTTTACTGTTGACAATGTATCAGTTAAAGAAGTAGGTATAGCATCAGGATGGACAGATGCAGACCAACAACTTGATATACCTCAAACATCATTGCAATCTTATAATCAATTAGCATTTAGTGATGATTATCGTTCTGGTATTTCACTTTCTGATGGCGGAACTACTACGCATCAAATAACTACGAATAGTCATACCTGGTCTTTTTGGATGTTTAGAAATCAAGAAGATAGCGACCAATTTCATTATGTACTGCAAAAAGGTACATATCAAGAAAGTGGCTATTATATATATCTTACTGGTGGCAGATTACATTTTGTTACTAATACTAGTGGAGCTAACGAATCTCACAGTACAGACGCAATTGTACCAAAAGGTAAGTGGTTTCATGCTGCTATAACTGTTTATTCTAGTGGAACAGCAAGTCAATGGTATATTAATGGTCAAGCGGAAAGTAGTGTAACTGGAATTACAGCACCTGTTGCTAATACTGACTATACTAGTTTTTATGCTTATGATGGTAATAACACTCCACCTCCTACAACGCATCCAGGTTATCAATGTTTAACTGAATTATCTTCTTGGAACAAAAAATTAAGTAAAGATGAAGTAGTAGAAATATATAATGACGGATTAGCATTAGATTGCACAACTCATAGTGCTTCTGCTAATTTAGTAGGTTATTGGAGAAATAGTGGTTTAGCAGAATGGGAAGACTTATCTACAAATAATTATCATGGCACACCAACATCAATAACAGAAACAATGCTTATTACAGCAGGTGTAGATAGTTCAAGAGATTCACAAGGGTTCTTGATGACTAGACAAAGGCTTACTAATACATTAAATTTACCAATAATAGATTTTGCTAATAATGGGGATGCTATATCATCTAATGATGTAGAAATTCCAAATCCGTCATTAACATATAGTGATACAGGATTTTCTTTTGAGTGTTGGTTTAAAGCAGAAATGAAATCAAAACCTATGTTTTTAGTTGCTCAGCAAGAAGCTTCTAACTCAGGTGAAGGGTTCCATATAAGATGGTCAGGAGCTAATACTATATATGCAGTAATATCAGATGGTACTACTGTAGCTGATGCTCAAATATCTGGTTCTTTATTTACCAATCCTCCAAAATGGTATCATATAGTTGTTTCTTGGGACCATACTAATAAAAAGAAATATGTTTATATAGATGGTATTTTAAGACAAGTAGAAACTGAATCTTCAATGGGGACTATTGCGCCTAATACAGATATACATATAGGAACAAGAAGAGGTGAAGGTAGTCAAATGTTTATAGGTCAAATTGATGATGTTAAATTATACAATAGAATATTAACTGATGGTGGTGTAACTACTGGTCAATTCGATAGTAATGGATTATCTATAGCAGCTAAAGGTGAAGTATTAAGAAATTATAACGCAGGTAAAAGGAGTCACAAATAATGGCACATTATGAAATGTATTTTTGTATACCTAGCAGTGCATTTGATAGTGCTGTTGGTGACAAAATAAAAGGGTTATACCCTATAGTAGAATCAGTAAATGAAGAAACTGAAGAAGTAACTTATAAGTCAGCACCTACATGGACTGATATTATAATGAGTGGCAAAGTAGGGCCACCTAGATATTCACACGATAAATCTTATGTTATTATTAAAGGTGAATGGTCTATGAAAGACGGTATACTTACAGAGCTTATGGAGCTAGGTTATGGGCTAGACTATCCTAACTTTAGTGTATTAACTAAAACAGAAGCACAAACATTAGTAGCTAGTAGCACTTTTACAGGAGAGTAGTATGGATAAAACAATTGGGAGAACTAAAATATAATGGCTATATTTATATACTGTGAAGACTGTAAAAAAACAGTAAAACCAGGAAGTTGTAAGCACAAAAAAGATTTTAATCAAACCTCTGGAGATATAGGTAAATATATAAACATGAGAAAAACTTGGAGTGGACAAACTAAAGTAGAGTTTACTACAACAACTATAGACCAAGATATAGCAGATAGGAATAGAAGATAGTGGCAACATTTAATGCACAATTACAAGATTTAGTAGGAGAAGCAATATCAACAGATACTGATGCTATGGACCAATTTTTAAGAGATGGTCTTAAACAACTGTATAATGTTTTACCTCCTGATAAGTTATTAGAATGTGTTACGCATACAGAACTTAACAATTCATCTTCTACACTTGCATTAAATACAAATACTATTGGTCCTATAATGGCTGTAACAAGAAAAGACTCAAAAGGTTTTAATCAAATATGTAGACAAGTGTCTCCTGTGTTGGCTTCTAGAGTTACAGATACAAATGATTTAATGCATGCAAAAGAAACAGACCCAGTGTATTTTATTAAAAACTCTGTGCTTAATGTGTTTCCAGACCCTACTGCTAGTCAAACTGCAGAAGTATTATTTTTGCCACTTACACAGATAGCGCATGGTGATAGTGCTATAGCTAATTTATCTAATGATATGGAGTATATTGTAGTCTTATATGCTGCAATTAAAATGGCTGAATACTTACTTGCTTCAGAAGAAGATACAGAACTTTATATTCCTATGATTACAGCATTAAAACAAGATTATACGCAGGCTTTACAGATGATGGGCGTTGCAAGTGTTCAAGCTCCAAGACAGGCAGTTCCTGCTACTACTGGTGGAGGTAGAGATGACCGTTAAAGAATTAATACAACAAATAGAATATACAATGGGAAGGCAACCCGAACAGTATATGGTACAACTTATAAATGACGCACTAATGGATATGTCAGGTAAAGTTCAACATTATACTACAGAAAAAATACAAAATTTAAATTCAAAACAAAGATGGTATAAATTAGATGACTCTGTTGTAGATATTACAAAAGTTGAAATTCTTTCTACACCATCAGATGCATTTTGCAGTAT